CATCGGAGTGAGTCTCCAACCGGCTATTCCTCGGCGGGTTGCTCCCCAGCAGAGCCCGCTTCCGCTTCACCAGTCACCGACAATATTAGCTCAATCCCAATCCGGCGAGGCAATCAAATGCGCTGCTTAACTTCCGCAAGGATGCAGTTCAGGCCGTCGCCGCGCGTTTGGCCGTGGCGCCCGCGCTCGCCGTTCTCGCTCGCCGTTCTCCGCCGCCAACCCGAGTGTAGTCTCTATTTTGCGCGCCGGGTGACATTTCTATCTTGCTTGCGCCGACAATCCCCATCGCGCTCAGTGTCGCCGTTAACGGCGCGTTACCGCGCCGCCACGCGAGCAGTCGCTGGCCGCCTGCTTGAGCGAGCCGTCGACCGATTTGCGCTCGATCACCGTAGGATCGCCGTCTCGCTCGAACCCTTCATACGCTATTGAGCCCGCCCTCCGGACCGTCGGAAACAATGAATGCTTGCCTCCAAAGCGAGCATCGGAGGGACAACACTATGCCGATTTCGACATTAAACTGTTGCGGCGCAAAGAGGGCTAACGCGGCGATACCCTCTTGTTCCGCCCGCTGCAATCCCAGTTGGAGAAGGATCGACGGACCCCATACTGGGTCTGTGGAGTGGTACGGAATGGCGCCGCGGTTGAGGATGTGTGATGCGCGCATCCTCGATCCTCGCCGATGGCATCGAATACAGGGCGATTGAGCGGACGACCGAATGTTAAAATCGAACACCGTTATCGGGAATTCTCTGGGCCTTCGATCGTATCGCGTTCATTCGGCGGGTTCATTGCGCAGCAGTTTTCATCAAGTCAATCCGCTGTCGCGCCCGGAAGACGATCCTCTCGCCTGCCTTGATATCACCCGATACCGTCCACAGGCGGAAAGCCACGTTGAGCGGATCGATGCGCAGAACACTCCAGAATGTCAGTTCCCCGAATTGGTGTTGGAGCGCATGACAGCTGCTGCAGAGCGGCACGGAATAGCGATCGGACGGCTTCGTTCCTGCCGCGCCGTCGGATCCGGACCGCACGTGGGCGGCCGCCGAGGGAGCTGCCTTGCCGCAGGCAACACAGGGAAGCTGTCTGATAAAGGCTAAGTGCTCGGCGCGCCTCCGAAGGCCAGGTTTGGGCCTGGGACGCGCGGCCAAACGCGGAATGCGGGATGTAGTCATCTGTATTAAACCAAGAAAAAGCCGTCAATTCATGGAGCGATCTCCAAGCTTGCGCGCAAAGCTGCCTTCAGCGCCAATCTGCTTGGCGGGATCGGTAGTTCATGCGTCGCGCGGATCTTCTCCATCACTCCTTCAACGAAGTAGTTGAAGATACGAAGTTCGCGGTCGAGGGCGTTGAGGAACTTGTCATCTGGTTCAACCCGCATGATCAATTTCGGCAACACGTCATGCCAGCACAGGATATCCACCCACCTACGCCGGGTTATGTAAAGCTGTCCCTGTAACTGAGGCCGGAAGCATTCATTGAGTTCTCCGGAAATCCAGTATCCGACCTGGGTCTGTGGCAAGGGCGCCTTGATTTCCAGTAAGCCGTCATCGCCGACGAGGCGATCGGGACTGCATCCCATCGTGTGCTCGTCATCGGTGATGAAACCGATTCTCTGAACTGTTACGTCGTGATCGAATTCATACCAATCGGCCGCCTCGGCCTCGACGATCAAACCGCGCTCCATCGCCGGCGAATTATAAAATTCGATTTTCTGCTGCAGAATCCGCTCGGCGATCAGGACGCACGCGTATTCACGCCACTGCTTCGACGGCTTGCCCTGGGGTGTAATGATCTTGTGAAAGTTGGAGCTCGTCGGGATCCCGAGCTTGAGGCGGTCATATTCTTCCGAGTATTGCGCCACGTCATGAAAGATTGGCATGACTGGCCTCCGTCTTGGCGATCTGCTCCTCGAGAGTGGTAATGGCCTTGCGATAGTCGCGAGAGGCGATCGTCGCGACCGCGGCTTTGAGAGAACCGGCTTCGTGGATGCTCTTCGCCCGCATGTATTTCAGAAACTTCGGCCCGGCTCTTGCCTTTTTGATCAAATCGAGAAGCGTGTTGATCTGATCCTCGTCTATGGTGCCTCCGTTTCCGTCGGCATCATCGCCTATGACGACGATGTTGAAGATATTGCAGGCGATATAACGGCGCAGGTAAGAATTTGTGCTCCCTACACCCTGGACGCTCGACTTGCGGCCCGAGGTGTCCAGCGGAGCGGCCATAAATGAATCTTCGAAATGGCCGCCCGGCAGGTGCTTTAGACGGCCGCGGATCAGGATCCAGCCATGCTCCCGCGGTTCGTCGGAATAGGAGAGATCCATCTCCTCCGCCAACAAAAGCGGGCGCAGATGTTTGTCTATCTCCTCCAGCGGGGCGTATTTGAAGACTTCATAGGTGCCTTTCTCAGGCTTTCCTTTCTCGATTTCATAGAGCGCGGGCCGGTTCTTCACGAGTTTGATGCCGGCGAGCTGCTTCAGGATCCGGCCCTTCGCCGCGTTGAATGCAAGCTCGGCCTCTTTCGCCTTCACTCGCTCGTACGTTGCGACGATGCGTTCGAGCTTTGTAGCGTCGGCGCCGGGATCAAGCGCCACCCTTTCAATCAAGGCCAAAATCGCAGCCGCGCCGTCCGATGGTGGCGCGGCGAGATGCTCAACCTGCTCCTCCACCAGATTTTCCTCCTTCTCTGGCTCGAACTCGTTTCCTCGCGCTGCGTAATCGCAGTCATGCGCAGCTCTCGACGATGCGGTAGACCCGGCCACGCTCCTCCTGCGCCGAGGCGAGGGTGTTCAACGTTCCCGAGAAAAAGCCGCGAAGGGTATGACGCCTGCCAGCCGGTCACGCTCGCCACCTCGTCGACCGTTGTGCCCTCGGGCAGGCGCAGCATTGCAATCACGACATCCTGCTTTGAGGGCGCTTCGGGTCGGGGCGCGGCTCCGGGTCCGGCAGCATTTCGATCGCCGCCCACAATTCATTGATCATTGCTTCCCGGACACCGACCTTCCTGCGCTTCTCGACACTGGGCAGAGCGTTCCACAGTGCCAAGAGCCGTTTGCGGCTAATCGCGGCTGCATGCAGTTCCCCCTTAGAGGCGACGACAATTTCGCCCTCATTCACTGCTGCCGGGGGCTCGCGGCAGAGGGTGACCGCGTCATTGCCGATGAGATAGATTCGCATGGTGGGGTTCTCCTATTCAGGCCAGCGTCGCTGCTGGTGACCCCCCCAGTCCCGCTCCATTGGGCGCCCGAAGCCACTCTATTTCTGGATAATGCCATTGCGTTGTTCGGCCATTGTGGAGTATGGAATTGCTCAGCTTAGAAGGGAGGCAGCAGAATTCCGGTATGTCCCTGTCCAACTAGGGCAGGTTCGCTAAATGTTCTTGTAGCGGATCTCGTGCGAGGGTAGCATGGCTCCGGTCGGTAAAGGGGGGATCGGATGGCTGGGCTTCTGGAGTTTGCGGCGCGGTTTGGGACGGAGGAGCGATGCATTGAGCACCTGGCAGGGCTTCGCTGGCCCGGCGGATTTGTCTGTGCCGGGTGCGGCGAGCGGCAGGCCTGGCGGCTGAAGGCGCGGGCGCGGGTCTATGAATGCACCGCCTGCCACCGGCAGGAATCGGTCACCGCCGGAACGGTGCTGCATCGGACCCGGACGGATCTCTCGAAGTGGTTTGTCGCCGCCTACCTGATGGGCCGCGACAAGCGCGGCGTCTCGGCCAAATTTTTGCAGCGCGAACTAGCAGTAGCGTACCAGACGGCCTGGACCATGGCGCATAAGTTGCGCCACGGGCTGAGCGAGGATTCGGGCCGTCCACTGCGCGGCTTTCTGGAGGCGGATGAGACTTTCATTGGCGGCCGCGGCGATCCGACCAGTCGCGGACGCAGCACGGCCAACCCTGACAAGAGCTTGGTCGTCGCCGCCGTCGAGAAGGTGCCGGCGCCGCAGAAAAGGAACGGAAAACACGGGCATGCCGTCAAGCGGCAGCACGGGTTCTTTGCCGGCAACGCCCGTATCGCGGTGCTGCCGGCCGCGACGGCGGTCGGGCTCGGCGCCTTCCTCAAAGACAATGTCGCTGCCGGGTCCCATCTGCTGACCGACGGGTTGGCGGGTTATCGCGGCCGCGACGCCGCCCTCGCCGAGCATGTAAAGCACACGCCAGTAATCCAGGACGAAGCCGCCAATGCCGGCGCCTTCTTCCCGATCATCCATACCCTGTTCAGCAACATTAAAGCCTGGCTCGTCGGCACTCATCACGGCGTCAGCGCCAAGCATCTGCCGCGCTATCTGCGGAGTGGTCCTACCGCTTCAATCGCCGCAATTTGCCCGACGGCTTGGACGGCTACCTGATCCGGAATGCGCCACCATCACTTACGACCAACTCAAGGCCGGCGCCGTGCCAAGCGGCGCCAACCGCGTCCGTCGGCTTCCCGCTGAAGTTGCACAGCCTTCTTTAGCTTGATAGGGATATTCCGGTATACCCGAGTAAGTAGAAAAAATTTGTCGCGGCATTACCGACAATAGTCTGCCAGCGCAAAATAGTTGCGTACGAATAGTTGTTAATCTAGGGCTTGAACGTTGGCGGACCCGATCCAGCCCGCCCGGCTGTCTCTGATACGCCTAATCAGGAAAACCCACCGTGACCGGAACCTTGCTTCAATCACATGCCGGAAACCAAATCCGCGTTTGACAACGAGGCGAGAGTGAAGGCGATCGGTATCGCGAACTGATCTTACGAATGAGGTACGCCGAAGCCCGATATCCGCCCATGCTCAATTGTGTTCTCGCGACGCTTTCTGGCCGGTGCTACGAGAGCGCTTCTCGGGCGGGCGCTCCGCTCGAGATCCATTTCGCTGGGG